TAGAGACAGAGGTGGGATTTTCAACCATAGATGGATTAAAATATTCTGATAATGGTTCTTACATTACGGATTTCTTTATTGACAATAACATAGAATTTACAGACAATAATGTAACTTTGTTGTCACAGTTAATAAAAATGTATGCAACTCAAAAGTTGAATAATAACAGTTTAAATTCTTCTCAATTTATAGCTCAATTAAATTCGTATTTAAATAATTCTGAACAATTACAAAATAATTTTCTTAACTCTGTTTTGACAGGTATAAAAAAAGAACTTAAAGATAAACAATATCAGTTACCTGAAAAAACAATACAATCGGTTATCGATGGTCAACAAAGTAAGGCGGAAAATTATGAAACATTCAAAGCTTTGAATGACAAATGGATTGCGGGTAATAATTTTAACGAAAGAACTTTATTTGAGGATATGTTATTTTTGGACAGAGCGTCCAGAAATATAGGTGACACTTTGTTAATAGATATTTTTTCTTTAAAAAACACTCTATCAGAAAACTCATTAAATGAGGCGATGAGTGTTTATACATTCATTGCAAGTATGTTGATGAAGAATAACTTTACTGTTATGAATTTACCGGCATATGTTAATTTTTATAACATACAGGATGCGGATGGAACCACAATAACACAACCACAAGGATCGTTAGAATTTGCGAATAATCTTTGGGGAACATTTTTGAATGTAGATTATAGAAATTCAAGTCCCAAAATGGTTTGTTTTTATGTTGGAAAACCATCACAATATTTGCAATTACCAAAACAAAACTTTAGGTATAGAAATGATGGGTTTGAAATGAGAAGGTTTTCTGAAAATCCTTTAATTGAAAATCAAGAAAACAAAAAAGATTGGTCGTTATCAAACAAATGTGTTGGGTTCAATGTTGATATTGGAATACGAAATCAAAATATTTTTCATACATTCTCTGTTTCACAAGATTCAGGAAAGGCAACATCGGAATCAATCAACACACAATTGAATATGGTGAATCAAGCAACAGGAAGAAATACTGCAACACAGAATGTTGGTTTATATAACTTATATAAAAATAGGTCATACCAGTGTACAGTTTCGGCGTTAGGTAACGCATTAATACAACCAACAATGTATTTTAATTTGCAGCATGTACCTATGTTCAATGGGCCTTATATGATATTAGATGTACAGCATGCAATTACACCGGGTAATTTTCAAACTACATTCAGTGGAATACGGCAGGGTATCTTTGATTTACCATCAATTGATAACTTCTTACAGCAAGTTAACCAAAATCTTTTAACGAGATTACAAGAACTTGTCAAAACCAGAAAAGATGATATACCGGCGGAAAACACAACAAATAGTCAGAAAAGTAATGAAAAAACTCAACAAGATGTAAATACAAAATCTGAACCAAGTAGTTGTACTGCAAAACTGAATCCTTATTATGCTAATCAACAATATGATAGGGCTTATATAAATAAAGAATCGGTATTGACTGAAATAACACCGCAAAGATTGTCTGAAGTTCTTATTCAAAAAATACCTGAAAATGAGGTATTGAGAACAACAATATACTCACTTTGTTATTTGTTAACATATAATAATGGAAAATTTGTTGGATTTGATAATAACTTTGTAACTTTGACTTTAACTCAAAACTTGAGTCCGAGTGATACTTACTTTTTGAGAACATATTCTTGTGTTAATACCTCCACAAAAAAATCAGAACCTATAGCCAATTTTGAATCTTTGGATAAGTTTGTTGATTTTATGATTGCCAGATTAACACAAAATATTGAATTGATAACCCAAGTTGGATTATTACAATATTATATTTGTAGTTGGCCTAAAACTGATGTTTCTACTGAATATTTCTTGGCGAATATTGACCAGTATTCTAGCATAAAAGATAAGTTATATGAGGCGTTTAATTCTGCTGTTAAAGTAAATTTAATAACACAAGTTCAAGCACAAACATTAGGATTAGACATACAAATAAATTTTGATAATCCACCAAGCAAACCAGGAGTGACACCAACACCAAGTGCATTACCGGTACAAGTATGTCCTCCACCACAGATATTATCTATTAGTCCATTGACAGGAATAACAGGAACTATTGTTCAAATAAATGGTACAAATTTATTGGATACAACTGGAATAACTTATAATGATGTTTTTGCGGATAGTAAAACTATTGTTATTTATAACGATGAAACAATTAGATTCTCCATTCCTGTTACAACACAACCACTTCCGCAAACTGGTAAGATAAAAGTGAGAGGGAAATATGGTGTTGCAACAAGTATACAGGACTTTACACAATTAAAATAAGATATTTGTTGTATTTAGTATATTTATAGTAAAATATATAATATGAATTTGAAATCTAATTTAGATAGTTATCTCGGAAAATCCGGTAGATATTCTACAGAAGATAATGGAGATGGAACAAAACAAGTTTGCGATTTAGATACAGGAGATTGTTATACAATCAGAGAAAGAGATGGTCTAATTGAAAGAGCGGGACATCAAATGACTGTAAATAGAAAAGTTAGAGTTGAAACCTCAAAAGGTATAAAACAATTATTAAACGGATAATCATGTCAGTAGATAAGAAAATTTTAGAAGAAATTAAAAGATATAATAGTATAAACAATTATATTTTTGAACAAGATATTGCGGCAACACCACCAGCTGAACTTGATTTAGGGGCGGCTTTGGATCCACCCCCTGGTGGACCGGCACCTGAAGCCGCGGCAGAACCTGCACCACCAGCAGAACCTGAAGTTATTGATGTTGAAAAGGATGAAGAAGTTGAAAAATTAGATGATGAGGGGAAGTCCGAAGAAAAAGATGGAGATGTTGAAGAAATGGAAATAACTGATTTGGTTGATAGCCAAAAAAATATTGAAACAAAACAAGATGAATATTTTCAAAATTTATTTTCTCAAATATCCAATCTTGAAGAGAAGTTAAAAGAAATGGATTCAATTGTTAGTAAATTAAATTCACTTGAAAATAAAATTGAAAAATATAGAGAAAAAACTCCTGAAGAAAAGTTGGAGTTAAGAACATATGATTCATATCCATTTAATCAAAAATTATCTGATTTTTTTGAAGATAAAAAAGAAGATATGGAAAAAACCGGAAAACACGATTATGTTTTGACTTCAGACGAAGTAACAGACATTAATGTTAATGATATACGAGGTTCCTTCTTTCCTGGATTGAACGACAAACTTTAAAACTTGGGGTCACAATTTGTGACCCCAAGTTATTTGACTATTCCTTATTCGAATACTATATTTAGTTATTATAATCACAATTTAAAATTATTAAGTAATGAACACATTAGATGCCGTATTGGCGCAGTATGAAAAAAATCAGTTAGGGGGTTCCCAATCAAAAATGTCGCAAGACGAAAGAATGAAAAAGTATTTCGCACTTATCTTGAGTGATAAAGAAAGGACGGGACAAAGAAGAATTAGAATTTTACCTACAACAGATGGTTCGTCACCATTTAAGGAGGCTTGGTATCACGAAATTCAGGTAGGTGGTCAATGGCAGAAGTTTTATGACCCAGGAAAGAATGACAACGAAAGGTCTCCGTTGAATGAAGTATACGAAGAATTGATGTCAACGGGAAAAGAATCTGACAAAGAATTGGCTAAACAATATAAAGCCAGAAAATTTTATATCGTAAAAGTAATTGATAGAGATAACCCTCAGGATGGGCCAAAGTTTTGGAGGTTCAAACATAACTATAAGAATGAAGGTATCTTGGATAAGATAATTCCAATCTGGAGGAACAAAGGTGACATTACCGACCCAGACACCGGAAGAGATTTAATAATCGATTTGGCGAAGTCCAAGACCCCTAAGGGTAAAGAATATACAACAGTATCGGCCATTATGTACGATGACCCAACTCCAATTCATGAAGATGCTGCTCAATCTAAAGCATGGATGAATGATGAGTTGTCTTGGACAGATGTATATTCTAAAAAACCTGTCGAATATTTGGAGGCAATTGCAAAAGGTGAAACACCAAGATGGGACAGTGAAAAAGGTGGATATGTTTATGGTGACACAACAACAAGTGAAGAATCTTTCGGAGGTTCCAAATCTTATGTAGACCCACAATCAGACCTCGAACCTGATAGTGATTTACCATTTTAATTTTTCAAACCACATAAAATAATATAATGGCAAATCTTTGTTCTAATGAAACTACATTTACTGCAACACCTGAAGCAGTAAAATGGTTACACGATGAAGTCCGAAAAATAATAGATGAATCTCAAAATTATGAGGAACACACCATAAAAGTATTTAATCTTTTTGCTTGTCCGGGTGATATAAATGAAAGAACACTTGGGTCTAGATATGTTTACATTTATGGATGTGATGAGGTTGATGATAAATTGATATTAAGATATGAGAGTGCATGGCACCCACCAACCAATATGGTAGAAACTGCAACCAATCTCCTTAAAGAAAAGTCAGGAGATTTTCCTGTTGTTTCCGAAGGTAGATATTGGGAAGAAGGTTCTGGTTTTGCAGGTATATTCATTTGTGATAAGGATGGTTATAGAAGTGCCGAAACTGATTTTGATACCGACTATGATGAGGACGATGAAGATTTTGATTTTTATCAAGATGTTTTAGACCCAGCACTTGCAGATTTGACAATAGATTAAATAAATTGAAAGGGAGGATTATACCTCCCTTTTTTCAAAAAAAAATATTATGGCAATTAAAAAGAATGATTTTTCGAACATAAAGAAGAAGTTTTCTACTTCTGCAAAATATAAACCACAGAGGTTCTTTGATTTAGGTTCTGAATTTTTGGATGCGGTTGGACTTCCAGGTCCTGCAATTGGACACCTGAATATGTTTTTGGGACACTCCGATACTGGTAAGACAACGGCTGCGATTAAAACTGCGGTGTCCGCACAAAAGATGGGGATTCTTCCTGTGTTCATAATTACTGAACAGAAGTGGAGTTTTGAACATGCCAAATTAATGGGTTTCGATTGTCAAGAAATTGTTGACGAAGAAACGGGAGAATTAGATTGGGATGGTTTTTTCATATTCAGTAATAACTTCAGTTATATTGAACAAATTACTGATTTTATAAATGAATTATTGGATGCGCAAGAGAAGGGTGAAATTGAATATGATATTTGTTTCATCTGGGATTCAGTGGGAAGTGTTCCATGTAAAATGACTTACGAAGGTAAGGGTGGTCGACAACATAATGCCGGAGTTTTGGCGGATAAAATAGGTATGGGGATTAACCAAAGAATTTCCGGGTCTAGAAAATCAGATACCAAAAACGAAAATACCCTGATAATTATAAATCAACCATGGGTTGAGCTTCCTGAGAATCCTTTCTCGCAAGCTAAAATAAAGGCTAAGGGAGGTGAGGCAATTTGGTTAAACTCATCTTTAGTGTTTCTATTTGGAAATCAAAAAGGAGCTGGTACAACTAAAATAACCGCAACTAAAGATAAAAGAACTGTTAAGTTTGCGTCAAGAACCAAAGTTTCCGTACTCAAAAATCACATTAATGGTTTAGGATTTGAAGACGGTAAAATAATTGTAACTCCGCATGGATTTCTTTCGGGTAAAGACGCGACAGAAGAAAAAACATCCATTGAAAAATATAAAAAAGAATACGCGGACTACTGGAAAAAAATTATAGGTACTGATGGAGATTTCACTTTGAGAGAAGAAAAGGACGATTTTTTATCTACTTAATATAAAAAATTATACTTTTTGTAAATGGTTTAACAATTCTGAAAAAGATATAATCTTGACTACTTTATTAATTGATGGCAACAATTTACTAAAAATTGGATTCCACGGAGTTAGAGATGTGTTTAGTAATAATGAACACTTGGGTGGTATATATTTCTTTATCAATACTATTCGTAAGTTCTTGGATGAACACAATCACGACAAGGTAATTGTTTTTTGGGATGGTGATTCTAATTCATCTATAAGAAAGTCCTTGTACCAGAATTACAAAGAAAACAGGAAACGAGATATGAATGATTTCAAGTATGAATCATTTCTATATCAGAAATCTAGAATCAAACAATATCTCGAAGAAATATTTGTAAGACAGGTAGAAATGCCAAATAACGAAGCGGATGATTTGATTGCATTTTATTGTAAAATTGCCACGGACGAACAAATTATAATATTTTCGGCGGACAAAGATTTGTCACAAATTATTTCTAAAAATGTTACAATGTATTCACCGACTACAAAGCAATATTATAAATATGGAGATAAAATATCTATCAATAAAGTTGATATTCCCCATGAGAATGTTTTAATTTGTAAGATTTTTGTTGGAGATAAATCAGATAATATTGATGGAGTTGAAGGTTTGGGAGAAAAAACTTTGGTCAAACTATTTCCAAAATTGCACGAAATGTCAGTCACAATAGACGAAATATTGGATAATGCGTCAATACTCATACAAGAGAAAAAATCCAAAGTTCTTAATAACCTTTTGACTGGTAAAACAAAAAATGGTATCTTTGGTAAAGATTTGTATGAGTTGAATAAAAAGATAGTCGACCTGTCTGAACCTCTTATAACTGATGAAGGCAAAATATTGGTAAAACAAATTTATGAAGAAACAATTGACCCAACAGATAGAGGTTATAAGAATCTGATGAGGTTGATGATGGAAGATGGAATGTTTAACTTTCTACCAAAGGACGATAACGCTTGGGTTGAATTTATGAAACCTTTCACAAAACTTATTAGAAAAGAAAAAAGAAAAACAAATATTATTAATTAATTCTTAAAAAAATGAAAGAACAAGACAGCACTAAAATGGAGTTACTTTTAACATTGAATGACAATATTGTGGTTCAAAGGTTTTTTAATGTTAGAGGATACAATCCAGACGCAAAAAATTCGTTAGAACTTTATGAATTTATTAAGCGATTTAAGGATCAGCTTCAATATTATTTGAAGATGAAAACTGTGACCTATATGATGGATAATGAAGAGTCAATAATGTTTGACCCATCAATAATGGAAACATCGTTCACAGACGGTCCTGAATTGTTTAATATCTATTTGAAAGTTAATGACCAAATTCTAACACATAGAATTTTCGATGGAAAATTATTCCCACCCAAGGTTAGATATACCGTAGATATTAGGCCATATCTTAAAGAAGCGTTGAGAGAATTAACAGAAATTTTTTCCTCAAAAAAATTATCTTACAAATATTTGAACTTCGACTTGAAGTGAATATTTAATTAATACACTCGTTTAATCGCATCAGTATGAATAAAAATTTTGATTACCTCGGTAATACATTTCAAATACAGTTATTGAACCAAATTATAGTTGATAGGGACTTTTCTCAATCAATTATGGAAGTAATCGAAAGTTCTTATTTTGATAACAAGTATTTCAAAATCATAATTCAAATGATAAAAGAATATCATAAGAAGTATGATTCTACTCCTAACTTTGAGGTTTTGGAACAAATCGTTAAGTCTGAAATTTCTCAAGAGTTGGTCTTAAAAATCGTTTTGGACACCTTGAAACAAATCAAGGACGCTCCATTCGAAGGACATTCTTTTGTTCAAGAAAAGGCGTTGAAATTCTGTAAACAACAGGAATTACAAAAGGCTATGGATAAAGCCCAAAAAATAATTTCTGAAGGAGATTTTGAATCTTATGATAAAGTTGAGGGATTGGTTCGAAATGCTTTACAAGTAGGGGAGATAGAGAAAAATGTAACGGATATTTTTACTGGACTTGATACAGTTTTGGAAGAAGATTATAGACACCCTGTCCCTATGGGTATTCCTGGTATCGATAGATTGTTAAAAGGTGGTTTGGCTAAAGGTGAAATTGGAGTTATACTTGCCCCAACTGGCGTTGGGAAAACCTCAATGCTTACCAAGATTGCGAATACTGCTTTCAATGTGGGGTATAATGTACTCCAAATATTTTTTGAAGATAATCCAAAGATTGTTCAGAGAAAACATTTCACTATTTGGACAGGTATTCCTCCAGATGAATTAGTAAATCATAAAGATGATGTTATG